CGGAATAATTGTTGTATTACCAATAGATTCAATTTTTTTCTTATCATCTGAAAATGAGTAATCCCCAAATATTCTAGTAATGCCTTTTGATTGTGAATATAAATGTCCCTTTGTAATACAGGTCGCAAGGTCGCTATTTTTTAATTCTTCAAAATTAGACCATGAACTATTGCTGACAATATCAAACCATTCCACAGATACCATTGGATATTTTTCAATTTCACTATCTATTTTTTTAGGTAGTGTAATTTTTTTATTTTTTCTTTTTATTTTGTTTTTCATCAGTTTTAATTTTTACTTGCCCAACATTTGCAGATAAATGAGCGTTATGTATTTCATTAAAGACAGTAAAAAAATTATTGTTCTTCAACAATTTCTTCTGGCGTAATGTCAATAATCTTTTTGTTTTCATTTATCTTGCTTTCTAGTTCTTGTAATCTTTTTTCAAGGCTTTCTCTACTCATGCCCTCGATACCAGAAACATTTATTTCTCTTTTATCAATAAACAAACCCGCCATTTGCCCCGCTCTAAATTGAGCATTAATTGAGGCGTTAAACTGATTTTTGTTTTCAGCTTTTTGTTGTAGTCTCTCATAAGTTTTATAATGTCTTAATTTATCGGTTTCATATTTCTTTAATTCTTTAGCTAATTGCATTTCAAGATAACGAACAACATGAGGGGACTTATCGGGGTGTAATAATTGATAAGCATACTTACTAGCATTTGTTCGGTCTTTACAATCAAATACTTCCATAGCCACATCTTGTTTAGTTTTTTGCCCCCAATTTAAAACAAGCGTATCCACAAACAATCTTTGTTTGGGAGTGAGGTCAGTAGTCGTTTTTAGTGTGTTCGGTTTTCTTGCCATAAAATCTAATAAACTATAATAACATCTCTATAAAGCAAAAATATATATAAATAAAAAAAATAAAAAAATAATTTCAAGATTACGCCCTCTAGATAAATTTTATATTATTATTGATTTTATTAACTTTTTTAAAAAATAAGACCGTAAACCATTGATTTTATTGACTTTCCTATTTTTTAGGAAAAATTCCTAGTTTTTTCCTAGTTTTTTTTGGCAAAAAACCTAATGTTTATGCGGTTTCTAGCCGATTTTTCCTAGTTTCCCAGAAATTTCCCCATAAAAAAATTTTTCAAAAAAAATTTTGTGGGGAAAACGCCCTTATAGGGGGTACTTTTAGGAAAAGTGAGTTTTTATGCGGGTTATTTCTTCCCAGTTTTATTTTGCTTTCCTGATTTTTAGGAAACTAGGAATTTCTGTAAACTACGCTTACAATTTGACAATTTTTCTAAGTTACGCTTAGAATTTGACTTGACTTTCAGATTTATCCCACTATATATAAGATATCAGTAAGTTTAAAGTATCATAAAACTTCGGTTTAGAGAAATGACTTATTGATCGGTAGGTTAAGAAGGGGTAGACCTTTAAATTTTACCCGCAACGCTACTAAAGGGAGATAGCTACCCTTAATGTGCTAAATGCGTGATAAACAAGCCGATTAGATGACTAAAAGCCAGTCCAGTAAGGCAAAAAGTACGAAATGCCTGTCATGGTGGTACTCTGGTTTTTGGTTGACCCGTGGTTCGTGGCTCGTGGTTTTTGTTAAGTTAACATATATCCTATGTCCATGACTCACGGCTCACGGGTATTAAACAACAATGAAAGGAAAATAATGAGTTATTCAATAGCAAATATCACATTCGTTAAATATGATGATGACGGAAACGAAATCTGTGATTTAAAAGGCAATGTTAAACAATTTACATTTAAAGATCACATTGATTGTAGCCATATTTGTGATTCGATTACAGATGATGAGGTCGAGGAAATATGAGCAAAAAATACGCAAAAGATGAATTAAATGACAAAATCAAAGATTCAAAACTTGATTTACCTACAAGACTAGAAAATGTGTTATCAGATAATCGGGGTTGGGATATTTTTGGTTGGAAAAAGCCCGAGTGTGTTGGAGATTTAGTAAAATATTCTGAGGATTTATTATTAAGATTGCCAAACATGGGCAGGGTATCTCTTAAGTGGTTAAAAGAAGAATTAGCAGATAAATATAATATTTACTTAGGGGCAGAACCCGAATTAACAAATTATTTTGATAAAAACAAAATAACTTTAAAACAAATTGTTTTTTCATCGTTAACAGAACAAGGTGAAAAAAATTATATTTTTAATTCATATGTATTATCAGAAAATACAATGAATTATTTAGCTAAGGATTTATCAAAATATTTTCCAAATGATGAGAGGGACATAACATGAGCAAAAAATTTACAATGGTACAATTTGAGGTACAGGACGGAGAATATACTTATCGTCAAAACTATATTTTTTTTACAAGCGATTTGCAAAAAATGAGTGACCCTGAATTGATTGCATATTTTTATGAGGGAGATAAGAATATTAAACTAAGAATTGAAAGTGAGGGTGTTTATTGGCTCTGTGATGAAATGCGTACTTGTTTTGTAAGAAAAGTTTACCCCGTTGGTTTAGTCGATTGTATGCTGTTATATAGTTATGGGGTCGTGGGTCGTGTTCCAAAAGACAATGAAAGAATTTTTAAGAAAAAAAATAATATCGTTCAATTTCCTAAACAATCGTGAGCCGTGATCCTATGACCCCGACTCACGCTTATGGATTAAATAATAGTAATGAAGAATTCTATTCTTCGTCCTCTTCGTCATCTTCTGACGAATCTTCCTCATTCTCTTCGCTGTCCTCGTCGTCAAAATCTTCCTCTACAAAAGCTATGTCTAAATCTTCAATCTTATCACCATTCATATCTTGGATTTGTAATTTTCCATCGGTAATAATTTCGTTAATCGCTTCTGCAACAAGATCTTTTATTGATCGTTCTGCCATTTTCTTATCCTCGGTTAGTTGTTTCGACAATTTTGACATAAAAAATTTATGGGAGTTAGTTATGGGACAAATTAAAAAAAGTAATAAAATCAAGGAATTATTTCATTTGACATATCTTATGAAATCTTATAATAATAATAAACGAAAGGGGGTGCTATGGCGCTAAAATTAAAAAACTTCAAAAGACTAAAAGCAGATTTATTTGATGTATTCGTCAATGAGTTTGAATCTAATAAGGGTCATTACGCTGAAGAAAAAAAAGAAGCGGATAAGATGAATGCAACACATAAATACTTACAAAAACTAATAACGAAACATGGATATAGAAAAGAAACAAGCAATAGAAATATTGACGAAAAAACAACAAGAGTTAGTGAAGGATACCCAAGCTAATATCTTAGATTCTCAAACATTTACGGCATTGGAAAATTTATTCAATGTCGTAGATGTAGAAATTAAAAGGTTTGAGCAATCACATATGTTACAATCCGCTATGGATAACGCATATAAGATTATCCAACAAAATAAGAGAAAAAAATAAATTGGAAAATGGGATATTCTAGATACAAAGTACATAAGATTATATGTAAAGATGAAAAAGATAATTTATATGAATGGGAATTTGAAGAGGTGGAAGAACGACTCGATACTCTTGCAAATTATTGGGGTGAACAAAAAAAGATAAAAGGATATGAAATAGATGAGTAGCATTGAAAATACAAAATCAGTTTTAAGAAAACTTGAAGAAAAGAAAAAAGTAAAAGTAAACTGGGAAACAGGAGATATAGAACTATGCGGAAAAAACCAAGAGGAAAACGAAAAGTTATATCGAAGAATAGCTTTCTCAAGCCCACAAGCTTGTCTGAAAGCCCTACAAAAAAGTTAGATATATCGGGTTACTATTTTGACGGAAAACAACAATATACAATTTGGGAGGTAAGAAGATGATAAGAAAACTTACATTTAAATATGATGAAGAAAAATCAAAAGACGAGGTCGATCATTATCGCTTAGTCGAAATGGAAAATATTTTTCCAAGCACATGGTGTTATTTTGTTACGCCACAAGGAAAAAGAACAGAAGAAGCAATTACACTTTATATTAATGAATTGTATTCTGATGTAGAGATTAAATCTATGAAAAATGCGAGTAAATTTCAAGGTGCTGAATTTAAATTTATAAAATGAGTAATTTATTGAAAAGAATAATATTAGGTAAAAAACCAAAACCAGAACATTGGTTTGCGTATTTTTTAATCGCAGGGTTAGGTTTAACCTGTGTCATGATATTACAAGTTTTAGGCTCGTGAGCCGTGATTAAACGGCACAAGTTCATAATTGGGTGAACTGAGAGTCTAAATGCCCTCGTACGAGGCTCTAGAGAGAGGGTAGTAGCAGTTGGGGAACTCTACTACCCTTGTAGATTAAATCTTGCATTAGTTCAATACTCGTGCTAAATTCCTTTTTGTAGTAGTTTTTTCGACTACTCCCTTTCAGAAAAGTTGTTTAAACATAGGGTAGAGGTGATTTATTCTCCTCTACCCGATTTTCACGGGTTTATTAGAAGAGTTAAAAACTAATTTTCTTAAATATTCTACAATCTTACGAAGTTCTCGTCTGCCTTCTTTGGTAGGTATGGTTTTTAATTTTTGATAATTGTCGTTATATTTTTTCCATTTAACTTGTCGGTCTGTAAATACAATTTTATTTTGTTCTAATGCTCGTATGTATTGTCGCCTAACATCATCAGGTTCAAGTTCTGCCAAATAGCATACTTGTTGAAAATCTTCGGTATTATCCATGATCCAATAGTGAGCTTCCATTTTAAGAAGTGAGCTTTTTCTATCAGATAAGTTTAATGCAACATCACCAATCGCATTATTAATGACGGCTCTCCACATTTTTGTTTCATTAGGTAAATCTTGCTTGACCATTTCGGTCGCAAAATTAATGCCCATAACGTTTAATAAGTCTTGATAATAGCTCATGATGGTGTCTGATTAGCGATGGGGGTGCGTAGGCTGACATCAAATAATCGACATCTTTGTCGATTTCCAGCATGAGTGTGTTTATTTCTTGACGACTGAATTTAGAAAAGTCGATATCAGTGTCGTATAAAGTATCCTCAAATTTATCTCTAGGCATAAGCCTATTGTAATGATTTTTTGCCATAGTTTAAAGTCCTTGACGAGACTAATTGATAATTCTTTTAATCCCGTCTTTGAACTTTTGTACGATCATTCTGAGAGTTTTGCAACGATTTTTATAGTAGGTAAGTTCGTCTAACAATGACCTATTTTCTTCTTTTAGCTTCTCTTTATCTTTTAAAAGACGTTGTATTTCTTTATTTATTAGATCAAGACTTGCCATTTAGAAGTTTTTTAACAAAAGCGTCTTTAGATACTTTCATTTTTTTAGCTTGAAAATCTACATAATCATCAACTAATTTTGAGATCATAGAAGCGGGTGCTCTGAATTTATTTTTTGAAATTGCTTTTAAAATATTGTAGTCCTGAATTCTAACAGCTACAGATTTCCATTTGTTAATGTCCATATTTTCTCCTTAGTATTCCCATTGTTTATCTCAATCACAAAGAGATATCAATGGTTTTTTTTATGTGATATTCTCATTTTATGACAGAACTTTTCGCAATCTTTGGTATGTTATGTGTTCAAGCAACAGATAATTCTATTCAATCTAAATGTATGAATTTCTGGGAAGAACCCGTTGTTAAATATAAAAAAATTGAGCTGTGCGGTGCAGCAGCAAAAAGACGTGGAAAACAAATTGAGGAAGATTTTAAAAAAAATGGTTTGACGATAACCAAAATAGAGATATATTGTTTGCCTATTGACAAATCACCCAAACAGAAGGTACAATTATCTTATGAAGACTTATCGTGTCCAATGTCGTCTAGGCGGGCGTTTGATTGTCTCAGAGTTCCAAGGAGAAGATGATAAGGATATACGAGAAGACTTCATTAAACAGTTAAAAAAAGGAAACGCCTCTGTCTCGTATGAAAGCGTTTATAGACCAGACAGAATTTTCTTTTTTTACGAGGAGATAGCTAATGACAGCAAATAAAGACCTGTTGGCTAAAAAGATAGAGTTAGAATCTAAATGGAATAGATGCTATTTAGAAGCGGGTAGAGTTACCGTTGAAATGAAACCTATCGAAGAAGAAATCAGATTTGTTAGAAGACAAATGGTTTCTGCTGACATGGAAGATATCAGACTTGCTCATAACGAAATACCTACAGAAGATTTAATTCCTAATTACGCTTCCTAGCGTATAACTTTTGTGGTGCGTGAGCCGTGAATCGGGTTTCCCGTGACGGTGAAGTTGTCGCTTTTGAATTCTAAGCATACAGTCTGCACAGAAATACATTTCGTTTTCGATAACGTGGGCAGTTTCCCCACATTTAAAACATTTATGATTACGATGTTTCACCCCAGTTATCACCGATCGCTACATCAACAACACTTGGAACTTTAAGTTGCATTGCTTGTTCCATGATTTGTTTAATATTTTTTTCATCTTCTTCTGTCTCTACATCAAAACATAATTCATCATGGATTTGTAGTTTTGGAATGTAACCTTGTTTATAACATTCAACGATTGCAAGTTTAGTTTGATCGGCCGCTGATCCTTGGATTAATCGGTTTAATGCTTTGTATGTCTTTGCTCTTTTAATGTTGCCACGACCATATTTAGCAACCGCATTTTCAAAATTTTCACTTGTCCATAGACCCCAATCTCTTGGTTCCCATTCTTCGAAACGACACTTACGGCCAAGCTTTGTTCTTATTACTCCTTCTTCATCAGCTTTCTTCATACAACGATCACTTAATAATTTTACAAAAGGAACCTTACGATTATATTTAGCAATAATTTTATCTCCCTCTTCTCTTTCAAGTCCAAGTGAATTTGCTAATTTATTTTTTCCCATTCCATACATAAGTCCCAGGCCAATCGTTTTAGCGGCCTTACGATCAATACCTACAAGATCGGCTACAGTTTGGTGAAAGTCGGCTGAAGCATTCGCATAAGCTTCCACAAGTTCTTGAGATCCTTCATATCCTTCTCCGATCGAAGAAGCGTAGTGCACGACCAATCTTGGTTCTTGCTGCGAATAATCAAATGAACCCCACTTACAATTTGTTGTTGGCATAAATAGACCACGAATTTTCGGTGCAAATTCTTTGTTTCTTGCTGGGAGTTGCTGTAAATTCGGGTTTGACATGCTGAGACGACCAGAAACAGTACCGCCATTGTCAGAACGTAGTTGATTAATTTCCGCATGAATTTTTCCTTTGTTTTGGTATTTAGTAATACCTGTTAAGAATGTGTTATGAAATTTATTGACTTCTCTAGCTTGGACAATTAATTTAGAAATTTCATGAGGGGAATTAAATAAAAAATTTTGTGTAAATGATGGCTCGCCTGTTTTCTGTGTTCTTGGATAATCTATACCAAGCTTATCAAAAGCTTCTCCAATCTGACGTGCTGCCCAAATATCTATGTCTCGGCCTGATAATTGTTTTATTTTGTGGAGCAAGTGTTTTTCTTGTTCCGCAAATTCTAATTTTAATGCTTCAGCTTTTTCTAAGTTAACATTGATTCCGTTAAATCTCATTTGTATTAAAATAGGTAGAAGATCAGATTCTAATTTCCAAATCGTTTCTAAACTTTGAGTTCTAATTTCTGCTTTAAATCTTTGCCATAAAAGGAGCGTGAGCCGTGCATCTTGTTCCGCATAGTGTCCAACATGTTCAGCAGGTAACTTCCACATCTCTGCTTTTGGATCCACACCATGTGCTGCAGCCGCTTCTTTTAAATCAGACTCAGCTTTAATCTCACCAAGATAATCGACAGACAATGCGTTTAAAGAATAACTCCAACGATTCTCATTGATGAGCGCAGCAGCAATCATCGTATCTACAATTTGACCTTTAACTTCGATCCCCGATGCTTTAAGCCAACCGACATCATATTGAGCATTGTGAAATATTTTTGTTGCAGGTAAACTACAAACATCTTTCATATATTGTTTAACTTGTTCTGGAATTAAGTTACCGCCCCCAAAATGACCAAAAGGAAAATAACCTTGCCATCCTTCAACAGCCACAGCAAATCCAATAATCTCTCCTTTATTTGATGCCCAACCTGCACCTAGACCCTGACTAATTCCATCATCTTTTGTTTCTAAATCAATTGCGATTTCATTATAACCAGTTAAATCTTTAAATTCATTTGGCGCATTCCACATATTCTTTTTAAAATTCATTGCGAGTTGTAGACTCATACCAACTTATATCTCTCCCTTCTTTTTTGCACCATAGGTAATGACCGTATAATGTTTTTTTATTTAATTTTTTTAGACACTCAGCTTTGTTCCATCTTTTATGCTTTTTTTTAGTTGTGTCCATAAATTAATTTTTTACCTTCAGTTGGTAAAACCTCGTTTAATGTTTGATTATTAAAAACAATATCAATCCCCATCAATCTGTTATTATAATAAATATTTTCAATTTCAAAAACTTTTAACGCAGAGTTTGCCATATAGTTTACAACTTGTTCAAAGTTAGGTGCACCTTTATTATTTTGAAATACAGGAACTTCTAATTGAACGAATTTAGTTTGATAAAATAAACTTAATGATCCTTCAATCACTTCAAGTTCTGCCCCTTGAATATCCATTTTAATATAATCATATTTTTGATCTGGGACTAAATCTTTTAAAGGTGTTGTATAAACTTCTTTTTTTCTAAACGGAGTGTTTGAATTTTCTTGATATAATGAATTACCTGATTCATCCATTTCTTTTGCTGAAGTATAAAAAGTTCTTTTTTCTTTTGATTGCCCAACATAACCATGAATAAATTGACCATATTCGCTAAGTTTTTCTTTATGTTTTTCATTACCATCTACTAAATAAAGTTCAGCATCAGGGTAAACCATTTTAAATCTTTTAGCCCAGCTTCCTTGATGTGCACCAACATCAATTGCCTTTTTAATATCATAGCCTAATTCTTTAAATCGTTTGAATACGTTTGTATATATTTCTACTGGTTTTTGCATAACTCTTCTATTTCTAATTCACAATAATGAATAATTTTTTTTAAATCTTCTACTCCATTTTTATTTTTATATCTGCAAACATATTTGATTACGTTTCCTTGAAAAAATGAAAGATCATTTGATGTTATAAATGTATAAGGTTGAATGTTAAAATTTTTATAATGGGATCCACCAACTTGTTTAGTTGATGGAAAAATTTTTTCAAAGTCTTCTTTACTACTCATGTCTACTCTCTTCCAGATAAATTAAATAATCTTTTCCAATTGGATAATGGTATTTATAGTCAGTTGAAAGAATATGTAAAGTATCTTTTGCTCTTGATGCTCCTGTATAATAAACTTTTCTTTCACCGCTTTTATCTAATTTATTTTTACGACTAAAGTCTGATGCATAATCATTTTTACTTGCGAGCACCACATGATCTGCTTCACCCCCTTTAACACTGTGAATGGTGTCAATAATTATTTGTGGGTCTTCGTTTAATTGTTTTTGACCATATCGTTTAAGTAACCTTATAAAATATATTTTTTGTCTTGATGTAAAGTTACGTCTTAATATCCACCACCATTCTTTGTTTTTCTTTTCATCAGGTACAGCAAGACCACACCATTCTTTTAATGTTTCAAAGTTATAAGTTTTAAAGTCGGGTTCACTCATCCAAAATTTTTCAGTTCTAAATGCATCTTTTTCAATGTCCCTAATATATTTGTACATGGTTTCTGCCTCAGATTTATTAATAATCTTTCCATTAGAGATTGCTGTCCAAGCTTTAATTGCTGTCCATTGTTTACGATCAAATGATTTGTTTCCTTTATTATCTCCAAAATATAAGCCAGCTTCTTTTGCTGACATTCTTAATTCATTTACAACTCGATTCACTCTTCCTAAGATGTACCATGTACCTTCTTGGTTAAAATCTATTTCCTTAAAGTTTAAATATCTTTTAACTACGCCTTTTTTATTTGATGGTAAATATTCTTTTTCTTCTGAGTCTATAATTCCTCTTCTAATAATTTCAGTAAAGTGATGAATTGCTTCACCAAAACGTCTTGTCTTTCTTAGGACAACCTTTCGGCCAGGAAAGTATGTTGTAAAATATTTTGAGTCTGCGCCATTCCATTGATAAATACCTTGATCATCATCCCCTGCTAAATAAATTTTTTTAGAATTTTTTGCTAATTTGTATAACACTGACCACTGTAAAGGTGTAAAGTCTTGAGCTTCATCTAAAATTAAAACATCAAGCGGTGGAAAATCTATCTCATCAATAGCTCTTTCAATCATATCTGTGAAATCAATAAAAGAATCTTTCTTGTAATGTTCATAGGTTGCGATCTTTCTTTGAAATACATCAATGTTATCTTTCTTATACGATTCCATTTTGTAAACTTTGATTGGATCCGTCATCATATTTCTTGCTTTATCATAAATAGATAGTGACCAATCCTTGTAGATAAATTCATCATCTTCTAATCGATTGTCAGATCTTTTTAAAATACTTTCTTGTAGTGCATAATCAATCATACAATTTTTAATATCAAAGATTTCTTCTTTAAAATAACGTCTGCAATATTTATGTAATGTTTTAAATCTTGTAAAATTTTCTATCGTATATTGAGGAAAAGCAGCCAAGGCTCTATCAATCGCTGTATTAACCGCTTTGTTTGTAAAAGAAATAAATGCAATTCTTTCTGGAGGCACACCTTTTCTTAAATAGTTTTTTAAAATACGTTCAATTAAAGTAAACGTTTTACCCGTTCCAGGAGGCCCATAAATCTTTATGGTTTTCTTATGAAGTTGTTTTAGGTTTTGAATCTCTGAATTTTCCTGTGTGATAGTCATCATCCATCTCCGACACTTCATTTTTTGGTTTAGATTTATTTTTCTTTACTGCTTGGTGATTAATAAACTCTGGCATATCTACTGCCCAGATGTTCTTTTCACCTTCATGATATTCTAATCGTTTACAATTTAATAATCGTAAAGCTTCCATTGAATTGTTAAATGCTTTATTCATTTTCTTTTTCATCCAGTTATCTAAAGTTGTTCTTTTAAAATAACAAACATTTGTTTTAGAATCTAATACTACATATCCATCTTTAAGTTTTTGAAAATCATCTTGTTCTATTGTATCTTCAAAAAATTCTTTAAGAGTTTGATATCTCATATCTTCTAAAGTTTCTTGATAATTAAAGTCATCTGATTCAGATGCTTTCTTTACGAGTGCATCTAAAAACAAATCCCATACATTAATATTTTTTCTTCTTGGTAAAGTTTTCCAAAGTATTTTGTAATTTAATAATTTCTTTTTAAAATTTAATTCTGATGCAAGATCTTCTGGTTTGACCATAATCTCTTCATCTTGATATTTAAATTTATAAAATGATTCTTTAATATCTCTGATAAACAACACATCCTCAAATTCATCTATCATTGCAGGTGTTTCTTGAAAGATACCAAGTGTTCTATTCTTACATAATTCTTTATTACATAATGGTGTAATTGCATTTAACTTTGGTGGACATTTGTAAAAGTAACCACCTTTCTTAACTGACTTAGCTGTAGTTATAACTTCTCTTTCAGGAAGTGGTGTTGCAAATATTTCTGTATTTCTTTTTCTTCCAATCTCAATCAGTTCTTCAATAGTTAAATTTTCATTCTTTTTAGATTCAAGAACTAAAACATTAAAAAGAAAATCATTTCTATGATTACCCGACCATTTTTCTTGTATCATCTTTTGAACACAAGGAGGATAATCTCTCCAACTATCTTCAGGTTCATATTTTGTATCTTTAAATTTCTTTATTTGTTCAAGTGTTGTTCTTTTTTGTTCTGCTAATTCTAAAAATGCTTCTACCATGATTGGTGTACCATCATCATTGTATGCAAACTCAGTTGTCATCTTTGCATTAAAGTATGGCATCCCTAATGCTTTGTTCATTGGAAAGACTTCGTTCGCCATGAAGTAGTCTTCATTCCATTTGTGTAAAACTTTTAAAGCTTCTTTTTTATCTTCCCAATCTTTGAAGAAAACAAAAATATGTAAGCCACCAGATTTTGATCTTACTGGTATTAAAGGTAATTTATTATTTTTTATAATATCAATATATTTTTTTGAACTGTAATCTTTATAACTTTGTGGGTCGACATCTATACAACCCCATTTCATTTTATCTTCACGCTCTGGTCTTAAACCCATAACATACTTACCCTCCAGATGACCTTTCCATAAGTCTTCTGTTACAGGTTCGTGAAGCGTGGTGTAGTCAGCTTTTCTCTTGCCACGTTCATCTTGGTCACCCGTTAAGGTGACCTTGATGAATTGACCCGAGTCGCCTTCAAACAACTCAAGTAATTTACGATGCATTAAAACGGAGTTTCTTGATCGTTTACTTTTTTCTCTGCTTTCTCTTCTTCAAACGCTACTTTATCAAACGCACCATCTTTGTTTGATTGTTCATAAAAAGCTTTTGCTGATTGTAAAGCATCTAAGTGTTTTGTAGTATCTAAGATTGAATCAAATTCAATTATCCAACCCCACCACTTATTATTACTGTTGGACTCTTTCGTAGTTTTAATTCTATATACTTGAGACCAAGCTGGTGGATTGAATAAACCTTTAGAACCTTTTATTTTTCTAGAGATTATCATTGAATTCCATAACTTAGATTTTTTCTTTTGCGTTGACTTCATTGGAATTAAAGCCATCTCAACTGGTTCATAATTTTCATTTAAAATATAAACAAAATGATTTCCAGTATCCTCGATGTAAGTACCTTCTTTAGTTCTGTCCTTACCATCATCTGCTTTAGTTGTTCTACTCATCACGGTTGGATCAGTATGGATTGCAACAGGTCTTCCTGTTCCTTCTCCTCTATCTGCCCATTCGTTAAAAGTATTATTATAATGACATGGAACAGCTAAAAAGCCTTCTTTGGATTTATACAAAGACCCAGTGATTTCATTATAGCAATCACCTTCCTTAGCTTTTGCATTATAGTTTGCTTCATCTTCATCTAGTATTGCATTACTAGCATAAAGAATTTTTAGGATAGGTAACCTTGTATCTTTAGTTCCAATGTTCTCAGTTCCTTGTCCTGATAAAGCTTCAAGATCCATTTTAATTGGAACTTTAGCTTCTTGTTTTTTTACTACTTCTTTAGACATTAATTGTCCTCCTTCTTAATCGTTACTCGATTTGCAACATACACACCAAACATGTCATTAGGGACTTGTTTGCCTTCTTGAATTTGTTCTCTAACAAACGTACGTAAAGTTGCCCAATGAACACCTTCTTTCTGTTTCACATTGTAGCCTTTTTCTTGAGCTTCTCTGATTACAGATTGTGCTTGTTCATCTTGACCTTTTCCGAATTCAAGAGTGATGTTGTTTTTTATTAAGTCACCAAAACCATTCTCACGTAACCAATTGTGAGCACGTTCTTTAAATGACTCTGTGATGTTAGCTTGGTAGTAAGGTTTAACTTCTACCTGACTTCCATCTGTGAGTTTAAGCAAGCTTAGGCCTGCTTCACGCATTAAGTTTGGAATGATATTATCAGAAAGATTTCGTTCTGTTTCTTTTAGCGTTTTTATTTTATCTTCCGCCATTTTTATTTCTTTCTGAGTTTCCAAAAGCTTATTGCATGTTTGGGCGATATCCGCAGATTTCGCCGTATCGACCGTTATGGCCGACTCTGCTTCTAAGTCCATATTAGAACCTCCTGGGAGATCATATAATTTAAATGTTTACTTAATGCAAGATTTATTTTAAAAGAATTTTGTTTAAACATGAAATACAACTACAAGACAAAACCATTTGAACATCAAAGAACTGCATTAAAGAAGGGTGCAGAATCACAGAACTTCGCATATTTTATGGAAATGGGTACAGGTAAAACAAAAGTAACCATTGATAATGCTGCGTATTTATTTACACAAAATAAAATAAAACATGTAATTGTTATTGCACCTAACTCGGTTTACTTGAATTGGATTAAAGAAATTAAAACCCATTGTAGTGTTGATTATAAAATTATGTCACACAAAGTGGATACCATGTTATCCCCACAATTCGCAGACCCATTAAAATTAACTTGGTATTTATTTAATGTTGAAGCAATGAGTCACAAGTCAGGACTAAAAAAAGTAAAAGAACTTTTAGGTGAAGCAGATCGTACAATGATGATTATTGATGAGGCAACAACGATTAAAACAAGAACAGCGAAAAGAACTAAGAATATTATTGAATTGGGAAAAAGTGTTGGTTACAAAAGAATTTTAACAGGTTCTCCTGTTACCAAGTCACCGCTCGATTTATATAGTCAGTGCGCATTTCTAGATAAATCATTATTAGGCCACGAATCGTTTTATACATTTCGTGCAAGATATGCTGTAATGCATGAAATAGATATGGGAGGTCGTTCTGTACTATTACCAAAATACTATACAAACTTAGAAGAATTAGAACAAAATATAAAAAAGTTTTCATATCGTTGTAGAAAGTCTGAGTGTTTAGATTTACCTGAAAAATTATATACGCAACATTATATCACATTAAAAGATGAGCATCAAAAGGCTTATGACAAATTAAAGAGAAATGCGTGGGCCGTGATCCAGAACGAAGAAGTCAGTTACTCAAATAAACTTACTGAGATTTTAAAATTACATCAATGTGTGAATGGTCATGTTAAAACAGACGATGGTAATATACTTGAGTTTGCAGATCCAAAGTTAGATGAACTTCTTAATCTTATTGAAGAAAATGAAGGAAAGTATATAATATGGGCAAATTATATTTACAACATTGAGAAAATCATAAAGGTTTTAGAAGATCGTTATGGCGTAGAAAGTACAGTCGCCATCTATGGTTCCATTGATGCTGAGAAAAGGATAGAGAATGTCAAACGATTTGAAAATGATGATAGGGTGCGCTTCTTTGTGGGCAATCCTACTACTGGCGGTTACGGTCTTAATTTGGTTAAAGCCAGTTATGTCGTCTATTATTCTAACTCTTATAATTTGGAAGTGCGTGAACAAAGTGAAGACAGAGCTCACAGAATTGGACAAACTAAAAACGTATTGGTTATCGATTTAATTACACGTGGTACAGTAGATGAGATGATTATCTCAGCTCTTAAAAATAAAATTAAGTTAAGCGCAAAAACTTTAGGTGAACAAGCTAAGAAGTGGTTGCAATAGTTTTTATAAGCTTGCCAACAAATACCAAACAAGTAAAAAGATAATAATAAATTCTAACGGTTTGATCCCTCTGAGATTTTTATTGTGCCCAAAGGGATCATCACCAAATGTCATATTAAATAATCGCAATCAACATCCATATTAAAACTATGGTTGGAGCAATACTTGCCCAAATTA